GCGCACCAAATGTCTTACTACATAGGAGGGTCTCATGCTGAAACGAAAGAAGAAGTAGATCAAGTTGAAAAACAAGAACGTCAATGGTGTTCTTGGATGGCAGAGTTGAGTGAAAAAGATGCAGAGTTTTGGTATGATAAAACCTACAAGAAAAACTTTTACTTGACTCCAGACGAATGTTTAGACTATGGAGTTATAGATGAAATCTTTTAAAAACCGCAGTCACGAAGTAGCTTATAATATGATGGAAATAAGTGTAGAGTTAATAGATGAAGTATTTAAAAAGGTAGACAAACTTGCTGATGCTAACTCTCACAGAGAACGTAATGGTTTAAAACTTATTGACTCTGGACACTTTAGATGGGATATCAGGCAGCTCAAGATTAACACAAAAAACAAGCTTGAGAAAATTATGAACTTACTAGAAGAGTATGGGGATGACGCAAAACTAGTCACTCACGAACCGGAGGAAAAAGAATGAAGAAACTATTGACCTTAGCTATTTTGGGGGGTCTATTTTTAGGCACCTTTTTGTCAATTGAAAAAGAAGAAGTATTAGAGAACAAGTATGATGTTTCTATTGGAGCTATCGATGGCTACAGCATAGGACCTACACTAAAAGACTTTAAGAACGCAGCAAGAGCAAACGGAAAAGATAAAGTAATTGACATGGTTATAAACTCCGGTGGTGGGTCAGTTCATGTTGGGCTAGAGTTTATTGAAGAAATGAAATACTTTAAAAGCTTAGGTTACAAGTTCAACTGCTACGTTCGTAATGCATACTCTATGGGATTTATAATCTTACAATATTGTGACCATAGGATAGGGAGTTCTAATTCTACTTACATGCACCACCTAGTGCAGGTAGGATACGGCAGACCTGAAAGAACTGAAAATAATAAAAAGTTGTTTAAAGCACTTGACTTTTTCGATAATCTAGTGTTAGATGAAATCTCAAAAAGAATGGGCGTAAACCCTAAAGAGTTCTTTGAGATTTATAAAGATGACAAATGGTGGGATGCTAAAGAAGCTCTTAAGTCTAACATCATAGATGAGATAAAGCCATTTAGTTTAGTTGTAAAAAAAGTAAAATATAAATTCGTACCATTTTGGAGGAGATTTTAATGAAGTATGAAATAGATGCAATCAGATGTTACCAATCAGTAATGTTTGAAAAAACTAACGAAACATTTTTTGCTTCTCGGCAGATTAATAATAGAAAACCATTAGAGTTAGAATTAATTCAAAATCTAAATGTGGTATCTGTCAGATCAGATAGAGATCATATTCTTATTCCTTTAACTAACATATCTTGTGTTTATCTAAAGTCTCCGATGAAAAAAGAGCAGGAAGAAAAAGACATAGCAGAGAGAGCTAAGATACCTACTCCGAATATAATTAAAAAACCAAAAGTAAAAAGATCAGCATACTAGGAGCTATTTCATGAGTGGTAAGAACGCAAAAAAAGCAAGAAAAGAAGCAAAAGAAAATGAGTCCGAACAAGATAAACTAAAACGATTAGCTGAAGCTACAGACTTTAAATTAATGAAACCTTTTGGTCCATCGTTTGGTATGTTTGTTATGCCAGATGAAATGACGAAAGCTTTGCTAAAAAAGTCTGATGAAATACTAGAGGATAGAAACAGAGTAGACTGGGGTAAAAACCTTGTAGGTCAAATTGCAGAGGAGCCTTGGATTTCTAATGAAGACTTAGATGAGATTGGAGCACTAAAGTATTTAGAAGGTATGCTGTATAACTACGTATGGAATGCTCTAGCTTCCGATGGTCATCAAGTAGAACTTTTAGAAGTTAGTCTAGATCATGCATGGATTGTCAGTCAGTATGAAGGAGAATACAACCCTGTTCACTTTCATACCTACTGTGATCTTTCTTCTGTATTATACTTAAAAGTACCACCACTTGACGAAAGATCCAAGAACAAAGAGTTACCAGATTATAAATTTTCTAGAGATGGGATGATTGAGTTTATCTACAAAACAGCTTGCCCTGGAGGTTTAGAGAAAGGTTCACTGTCTTTTACCCCTGAGCCAGGAAAATTAGTTATCTTTCCATCTAACCTTTTGCATACAGTTTATCCATTTAAAGGAGAAGGTGAACGTAGGTCTATAGCTTTTAACTCTCATTGGAACGCAAGACTTAAAGGTGGAAAAGTATTTGACAAATCATTTAGAATGAAGTCAGATCAAAAAAACGAAGAGTATCAAAAGACATTAAAATCAAAAAACGAGGAATCTGGATTTGCAAAACGTAAACAGGGAAGCCCTGATAGCGGAGCTTCAGAAAAGGAAGACAAAGTCTGAAAAACCTAAGTTTGTATTTGATGAATTTTGTTTTAACAAACAAGTTAATTTTCTTCGTGGTCCAGGCTCAAGGTTTAGAAATGCTGTATGTTCTCGTAGAGCAGGTAAGACAGTCGGTATAGCTGCTGATATGATTGACTCTGCATTGGGTAATGAAGAAGTTAATCTACTTTATATTACTATAACTCAACAACAGGCTAGAGCAATCATATGGTCTGACCTAGTTAAGATTATAGAAGAGTTTGAGTTAGAATGTAAAACAGACAATGTTAGATTAACAATAACTTTTCCTAACAAGTCTAAGATTTACATAGCAGGAGCAAAGGATAGAACAGAGATAGAAAAATTTAGAGGTTGGAAACTAATGAAGTGCTACATAGATGAGTGCCAATCATTTAGATCCTATCTGAAAGAATTGATAAACGATATTATAATACCTGCCCTAAGGGACAAAAGAGGACAATTATTTCTTACAGGAACTCCAGGTCCAGTCAAGGCAGGTATATTTTTTGAATATTCTCAATCTAAAAACTGGGAGGGACATCACTGGACTGCATTTGATAATCCACATATGCACTTACCACCTGCCCTAGACTTAGAAGAGATACTAAAAGAAGAAAGAATTATAAGAGGAATCGACGAATCCGATCCATCTTATATAAGAGAAACATATGGAAAATGGGTAGAAGACAAAGATGCGCTCGTATTTAAGTTCAATAAAGCAAAAAACATCTATGATAAACTCCCTACTGAAGGCGAGTGGAACTATATCATTGGTATTGATATTGGCTACAATGACAGTGATGCTATCGCTGTTATCGGTTATAATACGCACCACAAAAAAGTCTACTTGGTGGACGAACATGTCAAAAACAAACAAAACATTAGTCAACTGGTTGCGGTTATAAATGAATATAAGGACTTATATAATCCTATTAGGATGGTCATGGACGCAGGAGCCTTAGGTAAAAAGATTCAAGAGGAGCTTCGAATGAGGCATGGTCTTAATATCGAGGCTGCTGACAAGACCCGAAAGGTAGAATTTATAGAGCTATTAAATGATGACTTACGAACTGAAAAATTTAAAGCCTTCAAGAGTTCTCTATTTGAAGAGGATTGCATGTTGGTACAGTGGGACAAGGATTCGAAAATTCGTAATCCAGAAAGACCAAAGATTTCAGACACTTATCACTCTGACATCTGTGACGCTGTACTGTATGCTTGGAGGGAATGCCGTCATTATCTATCTGAAAAGCCAAAAGACCAGCCAACAGAAGGATCAGATGCCTACATGAAAGAGCTAGAAATGAAGGAAGCTAGAGAATGTGAAGAACGTAAGAAAGATCCATATGCCTTTGAATTAGAGAAGTTATATGAGCAGGATATGGAAGAATTAGATAATATAATGGATGAACAATAGGAGAGGACATGTTAAATGAACTTGATGACGTTAAGTCCTTTATTATATGGTGTAAAAATAATAAAGTAAAATCGTTTAGGTCAAAAGAGCTAGAGTTCGAACTTTCTGACATAGGATTAGTAGAGGGTTTAGCTAACGTAGAGGAACTACAAAAGCACTTAGACGAATCTAAACATGAAAATGAACAAATACAAAAACAAGAAGACGATGAACTAATGTTTTGGTCTTCTAATACTTAGGATATTTCATGGGTATTTATTCAGAAATTAACGGAAGTAAATGGTGGTTAGCCAGTAATAATGACTTATATCAAGAACTATTCTCTTACGTTAATAATCTAGATAGTAAACAACAGTATAGATCAGCTGATAATCTAAGGTATGCTAGGTTATACGGAAACTTTGATTACTTTGGTCTAAATGCTTTAAATTATTACAGAGTTGAAGCCTCCTACAATGTAACCAATCGGGTTACTCTTAACGTAGTGCAGTCTATGGTAGATACTGTAGTCTCAAAGATAACTAAAAATAAACCAAAAGCTACATTCCTCACCTCTGGTGGGGATTTTAGTTTACAGACTAAAGCTAAAAAACTTACAAAATTTGTAGAAGGTATTTACGCTCACACTGATTTTTATGAAAAAGCTACTATGGCATTTCAAGATGCTTGTATTTTTGGCACAGGCTGTCTTAAAATTTTTATAGAAGACGGTCAAATAAAAACAGAAAGAGTAATGATTGAAGAGATAAAGATAGATGATGTAGAATCTTTTTATGCTAAACCAAGACAAATCCATCAAGTTAAGTATGTTCAAAAATCTGTTTTAAAAGAAACTTTTCCAGGTTTTGAAATAGAAATAGATCAAGCCATGAACACAGACGATAACAGTTTTCAAGACTATCAATCGTCTACATATAAAGACATGGTAAAAGTTGTAGAGTCTTGGCACCTAAAGTCTGGACCAAAAGCAAAAGACGGTAAGCATACTATTTGTATCTCTAGTGCTACTCTCTTTGAAGAAGAGTATGATAAAGATTACTTCCCCTTTGTATTCTTTAGATGGGGTGACAGACCTGTTGGTTTCTTTGGTCAAGGTTTAGCTGAACAGCTACAAGGTATTCAACTAGAGATTAATAAAATACTAAGAACAATACAAGTATCAATGCACCTTGTCAGTGTTCCTAAGTTACTAGTAGAAGCTAGTTCTAAAATCGTATCATCTCACCTTAACAACCGCATAGGTGGGATTATTAAGTATGCAGGAACTCCTCCAGCTTATGCTCCTCTTGGTGGTATCCCAGGTGAACTATTCTCTCACCTAGATCGTCTATATCAAAGAGCTTATGAAATATCCGGTATCTCTCAACTAGCAGCTCAATCCTTAAAACCTGCTGGTCTAGACTCAGGTAAAGCTCTAAGAGAGTTCAATGATCTAGAGACTGAAAGATTTATGTCAGTAGCTAAACGATATGAAAAAACTTTTATGGATGCTGCTGAGATTATGATAGACATGGCTAGAGATTTATACCTTGCAGAAGGTGAGTTTAAAGTAAAAGCTAAAGATGGTAAGTTTGTAGAAAGTATTAGTTGGAAAGATGTAGACATGGATAAAGATAAGTACATGATGCAAGTATTTCCTACCTCTGCCTTATCTAACACTCCTGCTGCCAGACTAGCAGACGTTCAAGACCTATTGGCTGCTGGTTTCATAGATAAAGAAGATGCCTTAAGTTTACTAGACTTCCCAGACTTAGAATCTACAATGAACTTACTAAATGCTGATTCTAAAAACTTAGAAAGAATCATAGAAAAAATGATGGATGAAGGAGAATACTTTCCACCTGAACCATATCAGAATCTTGAAAACTGCCTAAGAAAAACACAACAAGCTTATTTATTATACAAAGTCCAAGGTGCTCCAGACGATAGACTAGAGCTTCTAAGACAGTTTATGGAAGACTGTCAGAATCTTTTAGAAAGGGCTAGAGCAGAGGTACCAGGACCACAAGAACTTACACAAGAATTAGCAGCACAAGGAGCAGCTACAGCAGCAGCAGAAGTAGCTGAAAATATTCCACAAGAGCAAGGTCTATTAGAATCTGGAGCCATAGACCTAAGTGAACAAGCAGTAGATGACCAGCAGGTTATAGAATAAAATATAATAAGAATACAATAGTAGATCAGTAGATCGGGTACCACCCAAAAAGCTAAAGGAGCCAAAATGGAGAACACACATGAGCATCTAAATGATGTTGTAATGAACCAAGAATCTGACTTAGATGCGTCTGAGGAAGTTGAACAGTCATTAGAAGAAGCTAGAGAACCTGAAAAAAGCGATGATTTTTCACGTAAGTTTGCTGCTTTGAGCAGAAGAGAAAAAGAAATTAGAGCAAAAGAAGCAGAATATGACAAGCGCATAGCTGAGTTAGAAGAAAGATTAGGCTCTTTTGGTAAAAAACCTGAACCGGAACCAGAGTTACCGATAGAATACAGGTTGAAAAAAGACCCACTTAGAGCCCTAGAGGATATAGGTCTTAGTTATGATAAATTAACTGAGCTAGCATTGAATGATGGAAAACTTACTCCAGAAATGCAAATGCGATTAATGCGTGAAGAATTAGAAGGTGGTTATAAAAAGAAGTTTGAAGAGTTAGAAAACAGACTTTTAGAAAAAGAAAGAAGTGATGAACAAAGACGGTATGATGATATTCAAAGAGGTTTTCAAAACGAGATAGAAGACTTTGTTGAATCTAATCCAGATAGGTATGAACTAATACAAGCAAACGAAGCAAATGATATTATTTATGACGTTATTGAAGAGCATTACAACGACACTGGTAGAATCTTAGACATAGAAGAAGCTGCCGAAGCCGTTGAAAGTTATCTAGAAGAAGAAGCTGAAAAGCTACTAAGTCTAGGTAAACTTCGTTCTAAGTTTGGTATAGAGAACGATTTTGAGCAAGAGGAGTCCCCAAGACAGTCGCAAGTAACACTGTCAAACGCCATGTCTGCTCAGGCGAATGAAAGAGTAGCTAAAAAGTTATCGGATGAAGAAAGTAAGGCTCTTGCAGCCAAAATGTTAAAATGGGAATAATTAATTTACTAAACTTAAAGGAGTTTAAAAATGGCACTTAATATGACTACTTTTGCTGCGGCTCTTAAGCAGCATTATACAAATGAAAGAGTCGAGAATATGGTTTACAAAGATAATCCATTTCTCGCTATGGTAGCTAAGTATGAAGACTTTGGTGGAGAAAACCTGAAGCTTCCTATCAAGTATGGGATTCCTCAAGGTAGGTCTGCTACTTTTTCTGATGCTCAAGCTAACAAAACTAATACTCAACTTAAAGCATTTTTGCTTACCAGAGTTTCTGATTATTCTTTAGCTTCTATCGCTAACGAAACTATTGAAGCTTCCAAAGGAAATGCAAACGCATTTATGGAATCTGCTACTCTTGAAATTGATGGGGCTATCGAATCTGCTACTCGATCACTTGCTATCGCTCTTTATAGAGATGGTTCAGGTGCTATCGGACAGGTATTATCGACAACCTCTTCTGCTACTACCTTTACTCTAAAGCAGACTGATGATGTTACTAACTTTGAAGTTGGTATGCAACTAAAGCTTAACGCTACAAAAACTGGTTCTTCTGGAACTTTATCTACTGCTGTTACTGTTGATGGTGTTAACAGAGATACAGGTGTTATTACACTTTCTGCTTCTGCCTCTCTAACTGCTGATCACTTTATCTATCAAGAAGGTGACTACGATGCAAAAGTTAAAGGTCTAAACGCTTGGGTTCCTGAGTCTGCCCCTGGTTCTACTGATTCTTTCTTTGGTGTTAACAGAAGTTCAGATGCTACTCGTTTAGGTGGTATCAGATTTGACGGTTCATCACTTCCTATCGAAGAAGCTCTTATTGGTGGTGCTTCACGAGTTGCTAGAGAAGGTGGAAAGCCTGATGTTTGTTTCATGAACTACTCAAACTTTGCTGACCTAGAAAAAGCTTTAGGTTCTAAAGTTTCTTATGTTGACGTTAAAGCAAGTCCTGAGATTGGTTTTAGAGGTATTTTAATTCACGGTCCTAGAGGTCCTATTAAAATAATACCTGATCAAAACTGTCCTAAAGATGTAGCTTTCATGCTTCAAATGGATGTTTGGAAACTTTACTCTCTTGGTAAAGCTCCTAAGATTCTTGATTCAGATGGTCTTAAGTTTTTAAGGGATTCTGCTGCTGACTCTGTTGAAGTTAGAGTTGGTTACTATGCTCAGCTAGGGTGTAGAGGTCCTGGGTATAACGTAAGAATTGCATTATAATTAATATTAGGGAAGCCTTTCGGGGCTTCTCTTTTTTTGCTGCGTGTTGTATTACACTCAGACTAAAGGAGAAATAAAATGGCTAACAGAAATTTTAATAGATTACAAGCTTTAGATAAAGAAATAAAAATAATTCATGGACAGTTCGATGTAGGTTCTTCAGGTGCTCCTACTCTTTCTGTTGCAAAAAGTGTTGGTGTTAAAAGTATCGCTAGAAATAGTGCAGGGGATTACACATTAGTTCTTGGTGTCTCTGGTGGTGATACTGATAAATACAATCATTTTTTTGGCGCTTACTTTGATATCCAAAAATCAACTGCCATAGGTTCAACTGCTGGTGGCGCTTCTTTTCAGTTAAAAGGTGCTCCTACCGTTTCTACTAACGGTACAGTTAATTTTATAGCTCTCAACTCCTCAGGAGCTGCTGCTGAGATTGGATCAGGTGAAACAGTTCATTTTATGATAGTTGTTAAAAACTCTAACCAGCCAGGTGTTGGTGCTAGCTAAGGAGTCTAACAATGATTATGATGGGTCCTAAAAAAGATAAGGGCGGTCTAATGGTCGCCATTATGGAAAAGTTAAAGAACGGTCATAGCTCATACGAAGAAGGTAAAGAACACAACGAACACATGATGGAAAAACATCATGATGGTCATGGTCATTACGAAAAATACAAACATGAAGTAGATGGAATGATTAAAGCCATAAAAGACTGCGTCAAAGGCGAATCAGACGAAGAGGAATACAAGGAAGAATTTGCTAAATGTCTAAAGATGTTCATTAAAAAATGCGTTAAAGACGATTACTAATTAGGGGGGCTAACGCCCTCCTTCTTTTGGAGGTATGATGGCTTCAATTACTGAAAGTTCTTTAGTAACCAGAGTTCGGCAAAGAGCCGACATGGAATCTAATAACTTTGTTTCTGATATAGAAGTGCAGACTTACATAAATGGTTCCATAGCAGAGCTACATGACTTGCTAATTCAAGTTTATGGTCAAGACTACTATGTTAGTAGTAACACCTTTACAACAACAGCAGGTACAGACACCTACGCACTTTCTACAAGTGCAGGTGCAGATTTTTACAAACTAAGAGGGATGGATGCAAAGTTAAATGGATCAGAGTATTTTACTTTACAGCCATTTAATTTTAACGAAAGAAACATAAGACAGGAAGGTAGCCTATCTAACGTACTAGGTGTTGCCAACCTTAGGTATAGATTAGTAGGATCTAATATTATTTTTACTCCTACTCCCGATGCAAACACTGAAGTTAGAGTTTGGTTTGTACCAACAGCACAACAATTTAGCAGTTCAACTCCAGCTACTTCTACTACTACCTATGATGATTTTAATGGGTATGCTGAGTATGTAGTTATAGACGCAGCTATAAAGTGTTTGCAAAAAGAAGAAAGCGATGTAAGTGTTCTTCTAGGACAAAAAGCTGCTATGAAGAGAAGGATAGAGGAAGCTGCTAACAATAGAGATGCAGGGCAGCCTCTTACTGTATCTGATGTTTATTTAGAAAATAACGAGTTCTTCTTTGGCAGGAGCACACTGTAATGTCAGTAAGAAGATTTAATAAAGTTTTTAAACCACAGGATCAAGAGTTTAATAGACTTCAAGATAATATTGAACAAGTTTTAAACCCTGTTATAGATTCTAGGATAGTAGATGGAGTTTACATAAAAGAAGTAGACCTATCAACAGCAGATACTTTTGTTGAACACAAGCTAGGAAGAGAACCATTAGGTTTTATAGTTGTAAGAAAGTTTGCCGCAGGTGATGTCTTTGAATCTTTGACAGACTCAAGTGGTGACAATTATGATAGAAAAAAATTTATAAACATTAAAGCATCAACAAGTTTATCAAATGTTTACTTGTGGATATTTTAGGAAATAACTATGGCTGAAACATCAACAACAACCTTTATGAATTTAGTCCTTCCGACCCCAGGTGAACGGTTAGGACCAACTTGGGCTACTGATATAAACACAGCCTTAACTAGAATAGATGAACATGATCACTCTGCTATAGGAAAAAGTTTAGGAGTAGCTGCCTTAACTATAGATGGAGATTTAGATTTCTCACCTGGAACAAGTGATTTTGCAACATTAAACAAAAAATACTCAGGTTTCACGAACAACTCAACAACTCTTGCTGCTGCTAGTTTTCCTGCTAGTGTTTTTGTTCTTGAAGGAAATCTTTTTTATAACAACTCTACAGGTAGTCAAATACAATTAACAGACGGTTCAGCTCTTAGTTCTACAGGAGTTTCTGCGATACAGTTTGCTAAGTTTGCAGATACTTTATCGTCAAGTAGTTCAACAGCTCCTGACGCTATAAATGCAAGTGATAACGCTTCTTACTATGTTTGTGACACAGGTACAGCAGCAGTTTTTGTTAGATTGCCAGCAGCTTCAACCGCTCCAGCAGGTAGATTTTTTGTGATAAAAGACATAGGTGGAACAGCTTCTACTAATAATATAACTGTTCAAGTATCAGGAACAGATACAATAGATGGTGCTTCCACTCACGTAATTGCTTCAAACTTTGGTTCAGCTACTTTTATTTCTAGAGGTAACTCTGTTGCTTATGATGTAATATAGGAGATAACATGGCTCTTAATAAACAAGGATTACATCTACAATTAGACCAAGGCATCAATACAAAGTTTGATGATAAAGACCTACCTCTTGGAGACTTTGATTTAGTTGAAAATGTTTCATTTGAAAAAAATGGAGAGTTCAATAAAAGATACGGATATGATGAAATAAAAGGAGAACAGATAGGAGGAACTCAAGCTCAGTCTCCTATTGGTGTTACAAAGTATAAAGATCAGTTATTATGGGTATCTAGAGATCAAGTTTATAGCTACAGTGAAGGAGCTACTGTATTTCAAAATGAGGGTAGTTTTGATGCTATAGTTCCTAAGTCTAGCATAGTGGTTCAAAATGGAAAAGAACAATCTGAGCTTCAATGTGCCTATTTGCAAGGCTACAAAGTTTTTGTTTACATGGAAGGCTCAGTTCATAAAATATCAGTAGTTGATGATGAGTCGGGTTCATATGTTCTTTATAATCAAACAGTACCAGGCTCTACTAGAACAGGCGGTCTTAGAATAGTTGTTAAAGATAATAAGATAATTTTATTTGGCACAGACGGTTCTAATGTTCTAAAGATTCAAAGATTTGATTTACTAGGTTATCTAAAAGATGGATTAGCTTTTGAGTCTTCAGCAGTAGGAGCCCTAGGTGCAGAAAATACTGTAGCCACTTTACACTCATCTAAGAAGTATGATGTAGCTGTAAGTGCCATATCAATGATAATTGCATACTATGACAATAGTGCAAGTGAATTAAAGTTTGCAAGAGAACTTTCTAATAGTGAATCTTTTACGACTGATATAGACCCTTTTACTGTTGCAATAGCTCCTGCAAACGCCATAGACTTAAGTGTTGATCTTTTTGGAAAATTTATATTAGTAACAGCAAACGGAAGTGGTGTAGTAAAATTAGCCATACTTGGAGCCGATGTTACACAAGTTAAAGCTCCTACTACAATAGAAGATGTAACTTCTGCTAACTTTGATTCTGCTGTAAACGTAACCGCACAGACTATAGATGGTTTTACTTACGATGTTTTTTATCAAGTCTATGAGTCTTCTCCTTCTGTTTTTACTATAAGCACAGGAACTACAGCAGCTTCTACTACAGCAGCTTTAGACTACACATGGTCAAATCATCATGTAAGAAAAAATACTTTTAGTTATAGTACTAGTACAGCAGGTACAGCCTCTACTATTATGAGAGGAGTTGGTCTAGCGACAAAAGCTTTTGTACAAGATCAGAATGTTTATATAAATACAATACGAGAAGCAGAATTATATGCTACTTATTATGTAGCAAAATCAGACGGTTCTATACAATCAAAGATTAGTCAAAATACAGGAGGCAGTCTACTTAACTCTATAAGAAAAAGAAATGGAGTATCTACAGTTTTTTCTAATCACAGTGGTACAAACACTGATGCAGTTTACACTGTACCAAGCCTTAGTAACGTCCCAACCATCAGTTCAGAAAAGTTTTTAGTAGTAACTAAAATACAAGGTGTTATAGAAAGTGGAACTGAGGGAACTACAAACTATTATAGTTTATATGGAGTAAACAGTACAATACTAGATTTTAGTAATGAGATTGTAAACCAAACTGAAGAACTTGCAGAAAACTTACATTTCTCTGGAGGTCAGCTAAAAGCATATGATGGTAATGTTTTAGTAGAACAAAATTTTAACTACCCCCCTGCTAGGATGGACATAGCAAAAGGAACAGCAGGTGGTGATAATACTTTTGCAAGACCTTCAACGGTTGATGATGTTTATCAGTACAGAGCAATATTCACTTTTACAGATGCTCAAGGCAATATTCATAGGTCAGGTCTTTCAAACTTAGAAACTTTTACATATGAAACTACTGCTACTGACTCTACCTTAGATAATATTTTAGTTCACGTACCCTCTCTACCTCTTACTCAGAAAGAAGATGTTTACATAGAACTATATAGAACTACGGCAAATGGGACAGTTTTTCATAAATTAAATGCTGATAGTAGTAACTCAACTTCTCAAACATTTACTCCAATAAATAATCAACCTACTGCTGACTGGATACTATACAAAGATAAAACAAAAGATACTAGTCTAGTAAACAATGAAACTCTTTATACTACAGGTGGTATTTTAGAAAACACAAGTCCACCATCTTGTTCTATAGTTTCTAGTTTTAAAAACAGATTATTTGTGGCAGGGCTAGAAAACAAACTAGAGTTACGGTTTTCAAAACTACTATCGTCAAAGGTAGGAGTTGAAATGAATGATACTCTTAGTATTCTAGTATCACAGGTTGGTGGAGACATTACAGCTTTGAAATCTATGGATGATAAGCTTATAATTTTTAAGAAAAATGCAATATTCTATCTAGCAGGTGATGGTCCTAATAATCTTGGAGAACAAGATACGTTTATTGAACCACAACTTATATCCTCTGATGTAGGGTGTGCTGTAAAAAATAGTGTAGTTCTAACACCGTTTGGCATTTTTTTTAAGACAGGAAAAGGTATTTACCTACTGACTAGAGCCTTAGAGCTAGAATATGTAGGAGCAGACGTAGAGGATTATTATAATCTAACAATAACAAAGGGTGACATTTACCCTAAAGACAATGAAGTTAGGTTTTTAACCTCTGAAGGACAAGCTTTAGTTTACAACTATTATAGAAAGTTTTGGGGACTATATGGGAACCACCGAGGAGATAGTTCAGTAGTTATAGGACAAGATTACTACTATGTTCACAAAGATGGTAATGGTAGCAGGGTATTTAAACAAAATAGAGAGAAGTATGATGATGCAGGAGATCCAGTAGAGTTAGTATTAGAAACTGGTTGGATAAACCCTTTTATGAAACAGGGCGCAATGAGAGTCTATAGGATGTTAATATTAGGCGACTATTACTCACCACATAAACTTAAGGTTAGTATTTGTTATGACTACAAAGACTACTACTCTCAGTCAAAGGTTATAGATGTTAATGATTATACTGAAGTCTATACTTATGGAGACCCTGATCAAGAGATAAAATCAACTGGGGTATCAAAAGGTTTCTATGGTGACCCAGGTGGTACCACTGGTACCCATACTACAGCTATAGCATATGGTGGAAAAAATGTTATGCAGTATCAAGTAAGAGTTGACTTTGATCAGCAAAAATGCGAAGCTTTCAAGATAAAGATAGAATCAGAGCAGCAAGCAGGTGAGTTAGGCAGAGCCCTAGGTCTTAGTGATCTTACGTTTATAGTTGGTACAAAAGGAACAGAATATAAAATTAAACAAAGTAGAATCTTTGGAACAAGCTAGAGGATTTATGAGTAATTATGCAGACTACAGACTAGAGTGTTATGACATTCATAGTTTTGAAGACGAACATGGATTTTTTGCAGTAAAGAGCCATGATAATGATAAAAGATTACATATAGAAGACATGTGGGTAAAACCAGAATTTAGAGATAAAAAAATAGGACAACAATATCAGGATAAGATATTTACATACGCAAAAGATAAAAAATATGAAAAAGTTACATGTTCCGTTTATGTTTATAATAAACATGCAAACGAAACTCTAGCTAAATTTTTACACAACAAATGGAAACTAGCTTGGAACAATGGTGATTATATTGTGCTCAGTAAGGATGTAATATGAAAATTATTAAACCTGTATTATTAGGACCAAAACTCATAGCAGTAGGACCTCTGAAATGCTTCAAAGGTGGAGACGGTGGCTCTGGTGGCGGAGGCGGCGGCGGTGGCGGCGGTGGCGGCAAAGGTGGCGGAGGCTCTAGTGGAACTCAAGGTGCTCAAGCTAGAGAATCAAGAGAACTAGCCAAACAAATGAAGAAAGAGGAAGAAGACAGAGTTAAGAAAGAAACCAGCATGGGTGGTCAACTAGCAGGAATGGACTTTAGTGACATTAAGCGTGATCCTGTAACTGGAAAACAAACAGGTCAAGTTAAGAAAAAAGACGATAGAACTGGTTTACAAAAAGTTGGAGGTTTTCTTAAAGGTTTAGCAGGTGGGACTTTTTCAACTGATAAAGACGAACAGGATGCGGCATTTAATAAAGCTGAAGCCGCAAATTTAAGTAAACGTGCAGGGCGAACTGTTTCTGTAGAAGAAATGAAAGAGTTTGAAGAACAAGGTGGTGGTACTTTTGGTGGACCTAGTGCAAAAGAATTTTTTGGACAAAAAGATAGAGCCGCAGCAGAAGGAGTTAAAGACTTTATATTTACTGATCAAGCTGAAGTAGCTAGGTTAGAGGCAGAAGAAAAAGCTGCTGCTGACTTTCAAAAAGCTAGAGAGTTAGAAGCAGAGCAAAGTTCTTTTGGTAGACAACTAAGGGACGAAGGTTTTGACTTTCAAAAAGCTATAGCAGATAGAGCAGAAGGCGAAAGACTTAGAACAGAAACTAGTGGCGCTCAACTAACAGATTTAGGTAGACAGGGAGCTTTACAAAAGGCAATTGAAGACCGACAAGACATGAGAGAAATGGGTTTTGATGAGAATATAATAGACTCAAGACTGTCATTTGAAGAAAAACTGGCTCGGCAATCGGATATAGATGATAAGAGAGAGGATGAAAAAACTTTACAAAGAGAACTTACTAGGAGAGCGTCTGATAGACGTTTAGATGCGGAAGCTGATAGAGAGCTTGCAATACAAGATAGGAGAGCAAGAGCTATAGGTGAGGATTTAACACAAGCTAGACAGGCAGAGCAAGACTTTTTTGATAAAGAAAGAGACCAAAGAACTCTATCTAGAGAGCTTGCTAGGAGAAGGTCAGACAGAGCTTTAGCCAAAGAAGCTGATAGAGAGGCTTTAGAAAGAGAACAAAGTTCTTTTGGTAGACAATTAAGAGAAGAAGGCTTTGACTTTCAAAAAGCTATAGAAGATAGAGAGTTATCTGAAGATTTAAGAAGAGAAGACTTAAGACGTAGAAAAAGAGCAGAAACAGAAAGACTAATAGAAGCTGATGCTCCAGACCAAGTTGGAATAAGAGAAGCTTTAGCTGATAGAGAGCTTCAAGAACAAATAGCAGCAGACCCTAGATTTGGAAGTGAAGAAGAGTTTGAAGCTTTTAAAGATGCACAAGAAGAAAAAACGCCTGAAGAAATAGCAGAGGACCAACGAAGGGTTGAAGAATTATATGTTGCATCTCAAAATCGTAAAAGAGATAGAATGGCTTTGATGGATTATGAAAAGGGCTTAATAACTGCTCAAGAGTATGGAGCATTAACAGGAAATGAAAAAATACCTAGAAAGTCTTTATTAACTAGAAGAAATTTTATAGAAGCCTTAGGTCTATACCCAAAGGGAGGCGCTGCTGTAAAAAATATAGCAAAGTTTTTAAATAAAAAACTAGCTAAGCCTACCACAATGGAAGAAGCTGAAGAGGATATAGCTTCTGAGGCAGAAAAAAAAGAGGCTAAAAAAGAAACAGGTAAGAAAACAGATTCTAAGAAACCACTAAATGTTACCACAAGAAGTGGAGGTGACCGTTCTGAGCAAAAGCCTGCAACCCCTGTAGCTCCGGCTCCACCTGTTGCTGCTCCTGCTCCTGCTCCAACTCCAAAACCTGTTGAACAATTGACCGCAGATGAAGTTGGAGATTCTATAGTTAAAAAAGAAGCTCAATTGATTAGAGAACGAACCCTAGCTCAACAACTAGCTTCAATAAGAGGATTAAGAGGTGCAACTGCTGGTCAAAAAGCTAGATTATTACGAAGGTCACAAGAAAGATTTGATAGAGAATTTGCCCCACAAGTTCAACTAGCTGTATTAAAAGAACGTGAGACTAGAAGAAAAGAACAGCAAGGTCTTAGTGAAGCTGAAAAAGATAGACAAAATGCACTTGAAAGACAAAAGTTAGCATCTGGAAAACTAGTAAGTCTTCCTGGTTCTAGCAAACCATCTTGGCTTCAAGGTTTAGAAGCAGTATCCGATGCCCTTCCTGTAATAGAGGATGTTGCTACAGGACTTGGAGATTTTCTTACAGCATCAGAAGGTGGGTTTGTATCAGGTAAGGGGACAGAAACCTCAGACTCTATACCTGCTAGACTATCTGATGGAGAGTTTGTAATAAAAGCCTCTGCCGTACGTGGTATTGGTAAATCCATGGGTGCAAAAGGCAAAAAACAAGAAAGAAAAAAAGGTGTAGATTTTTTATATAAATTACAAGATAGAATGGGTAAAGTTGAGAAATTTTCTGAGGGTGGAGAAGCTTACTCAAGACCAAAAAAAGCGTTTAGAGAAGCCATAGGCTATAAACCAGAGTCCAGATTTCACGACAAAGCCTTCAAAGATACAAAACATGGTGGAGCTAGACGTAAATTCAGACACTTCCAAATGGGTGGTGCTGTTGACATGAAGGGTCCAGGTATGGTAAAAGACCAATTTAAGGCACCTACTTCTGGCTATGGAGCAGTGGTCTCGGCTCAGGGTGACCTCATGAGACGGATTGAAGAACTAGAAAGAAAGGTAGGTAAGTAACATGAACAGGAGAGTAATTAGTGTTAAGAGCGATTTTAATTTTTGTACTATTAGGGAGTACAGCAATGGCTAAAGTTAATTTAGAACGGATGAAGAAACTTTCTAAACTTAGTAAAGTTCCTTTAGAAAGAATATTAAAGTTCCAACTTCAAGAATCTAAAGGAGGAACAATACTTACAGGTGATAGTGGTAAATCAGGTGGAGACTTACATCTACTAAAAAGTTCAGCTTTATTACTAACTAACCCTAAAATACCTATAATTAAAAATAGAAAATTTACAGGAAGGTATAGAAAAGGTATTTTAGCTGATCAAAAACTTTATAATCTTATAAAAAAGTTAGACACTAAACTAGAAAATGGTAGTTCAGAGTACAGTAGATGGTTAGTAGCTAACGAAGATTTACAAGATAAATTAGTAGTAGGTTTATTGAAAGATACCCAGTCAGGGGTAGAGAGATATGTAAAACAGACATTTAATAGAAAACCTACAGAAGAAGAGTATTATGCTTATTGGAATGCTTCTCCTAAAGCTGCTAGGGCAGCCATAAAAGATGGATTTAAATCAAAAGCTCCAGAAGCTCAAAGAGTACAAAGAAACATAAACATTTATAGAACAAATGTATTAAAAAAGAAATCAGAAGTTCCTGAAGCTCCTAAAGTACCAAAACTCCCTAAAGTATCAAAACCTCCTCAAGTCTCAAAACCTTCTAAAGACTCTAAACCATTTGCACAAGCTTTTAAAGAAGCTAGAGCAGAAGGTAAAAGAGAATTTACTTGGAGAGGTAAAAGGTATCTCACTTTAGAAAAAGGTGAGTCTATGGATGAGTTTGAAGAAAAATTTAAGTTTGTAGATGATCAGAAGTTTGACAACGTAGAAGAGTTTGAACGATCTAAAGATGAAGACATGGCTAAAGCACAACAAGAAATTATAGAAGAGGCAAAACAGCCTAAACAAGAAATGAAACCAGAAGACATAAAATTAGAACAAACAATACCAATGGATCAATCAGTTCCATTTGGTGTTTTTGCTGAAGGACAACCAGAATTTGACAGGGCAGAAGAACAAGAAAAAGATAAACTAATGATGGCAGCTGAGGGTGGAGAAGTTAATCCACGTATTCCAAGAAAAAAAGGACAACCAGCTAAGTCTAAAAAACACTCTGATCTTTATACTGATGAAGACCCTGTAGGAACTATTCAAGGACTTGGTTTTAAAGATGTTGCTACCGCTAAGGCTTCTGTATCAAAAATTCGTAAGTCTTCAAGGTCTCATGCTCACAAAGTTCAAGCAGCAGTAGCTATGGAACAAAGAGCAAGAGAAATGGGTAAAACTTCTGAGGCAGCAGTTTATAGAAAATTTATAGATCAAATGAAAGAGAAAACTAAAAAAATGGCAAAAGCTGAAGGTGGAGAGATTGGTTATCAAAATGGAGGAGAAGTTTTTGATGTTCCAGAATATCTTCGTAGACCAGAAGAAAATATTGAAGAAGAAGATTTTAGAATAGAAGACGTAACACAGATGGAGTTAGAAGATCCAGAAGTACAAGATTTAGAAACAAGACCAGATCCTTTTCCAAAAAGAGAAAGGTCTCCAGATTTTCAAGGTGTTAGAGAGTTTCAACTATCTCAAATGGACACAGGAGAACTACTCGATAAGAAAGTTGCTGGACAACCAAGAGAACCTGCTGTTACCAGAGAATTATCTAGAAGAAAAAAAGAATTTGGTATTTCTCTAAAAGAATTAGCTGGGTTAGAAGAAGAAAAAAAACAAAGAGAAGAAGATAAAAGAAAAAAAGACGAAGCTGAAAGACAAAGAAAAAAGTTTGAACAACTTAATAAAGTAAAAATACAAGATAGGACCCAAAAAGAATTAGATGAAGCTGAACTTAGGAAAGCACTAGATGAATCTATAGTTCAAGCTGAAAAAGCAGCACAAGGTGTAGACCCAAAAAGGTTCTTTAAAAATATGAGCACTTTTAATAAGATAGTAAGTCTTGTTGGTTTAGCAGCAGGTGCTTATGGTTCTTACAAGTATGGCACTCCAAACACTTTTGTACAAAGACTAGATAGAGAAGTAGAAAAAGATATAAAAGCTCAACAACTAGGACTAGAAAACGAAGGTAGAAAGCTTGCTGCTGCTAAATTTAAGGTTGGTCAAATAGCTAAAAAACTAGCTATGTCTACTAAGAATGAAGAACAAAAAATTAGACTTTTACAAATTTTTCAAAGACAAAGAACAGCAGGAGTTAAAGAACTTAAAAAACTACAAGATGAGCAACAGTTAGTAAATGTTAATAAAATTGTAAACACTAGAGGAATAACAGACGACGAGTTGTCTAAGTTTGACTCTAAATACAGAAAATTAAAACTAAGAGATTCTATGATTAAAGGTAGGGATGGTCTAAACTACTTCGTAAGAGGCGGTCCTTCTAATATAAATAAAGTTAAGGCATACTTAGCAGACGCTCAAGACTCTATAGACGGTCTTACTGATTTATATAGTTATTTTGATAAAATTAGTATAATAGATCAAGCAGCTCCTATTTTTTCTATTGATGCTGCTGCTGCTCAATCTCTTAGAGATAGACTAGTAGGTAAACTAAGAATTGAGTTTTTTGGTCCAGGTGTTATGACCGATCAAGAAAGAGCACAAGCTAAAAAGATTCTTGGAGACCCTAATGCTCTTTTAACAACAGATGCTAGAGAAAAGCCTAAAATTCTTAAACTTATCATGAAACTTAATTATGGAGTTAGAGATAAACTGAGAAGAGACGGTGTAGCTATACAAAAAACTCCAAATGATCTAAGAATAGAACAAATGTTAAGTAGAAGAAACTTAGAAAACAATGCTAAAAACAGAAGATTTGTAATAGATGCCCTAATACAAGGAGAGATAGACGCTCAGAAAGCAGGAAAAGCTCCTGGTTCTTTATGGAATATGAACGAGCCTCTACCAGTCTAGGTGACTTATGATATCAGATAAAGAAAAAAAGTATCTAGAAAGTTTTAACAAAGTGAAAGGTCCTTTATCAGAAGGTGACATGGATTTTGTTGAAGAAAACATAGAGATGCAAGAAAAATATGGAGATTCTAGTCTTAGAACATTCTTAGAATCTGCTGCCTCATCTGCTACTTTTGGACTTAGTGACCAAGCTTATGCTGCTCTAGGTGATGATTTCAAACAAGCGTTAAGAGAAAGACGTAAAAGAAATGAACTAGCTGCCTTTGGTGGAGAAGTGACAGGTATAGTAGGACCTGCTTTACTATCTGGAGGTAGTTCTTTAATAGCAAAAGGTGCAGGTGTAGCTGGAAAAGGTATGGCTACAGCAGCAAAAGCAGCTAAAACAGCAGAAAAACTAACTGCCTCTGGTATGAAAAGTCTTATAAAAGAAACCGGAAAGAAGAAGTTTGCTAGAGACGTTTTAAAGAAAAGTGTAGAAAAGGGTGCAGGTTCAGCAGTAGAAGGTACTTTTTATGGAGTTGGTGAACTAATAGAAGAAAACGCCTTAGGTAATGCAGAGTTTAATGCAGAAAACTTAGCAGCTTACGCAGGAAAAGGTGCCTTATTTGGTGGTCTTGTAGGTGGTGCTCTAGGAGGCATAGGACAGTCAGTTTCTATCGTTGTTCCTAAGATAAAAGGAAACAAGATAGTAGGAATGGGTGTTGAAAAACTAGATAACTTCAAACAAAACATGACTAATCCTACATATAATGCTATGAAACTCGCAGGATTTGCAGACGATAAAATAGAAAAATTAATATTAGAACAACCTGTCATGGCTAAAAATATGCCAGAAGTGATAGGTAAAGTCATGAGGTCTGAAGGTTTAGCTAAATCTCTAGCATCTAACACCTCTTTACTAGCAAACTCTAGAAAATACTTAGAAAAGATAGGAGATAAGATAGGAAAGACTGTTAAAGCAATGGATGATGACATAGCTGATAAGTCAGTGTTTCCTACGTATTCCGGTATAGCTCAAAAACAAATAGACGGTCTTGAGGCTCTAAAGAAAAAATTTCAAAAACCAGATGGCTCTGCTTTGAATACAGAGGCAGCAGGTTACATACGTAAAGTAGATGATGAAATAAATTCTTTGTTTGAGACAAACTTACTAAACAAAAAACCTTACACTGCCTCTGAACTACAGGATATGAAAATTAAGTTTCATAAACTAGGTAGATACGATAAAACTGGAATGCCTACAGTAAAAGATGATATAAATAGAGTCATGGGTAAGGCTGTAAGAGACGAGTTAGTAGATTTTGCTGGTAAGGTAAACTCTCCACTAGGTAAACAACTATCACAAGAGTTAACAGATTACAGTAGCTTAGTAACTTTTGTAAAAGAATTTAATAAAAAAATTGGTGGTCAAACTAACTTTCCTAGACTAAGAGACATATTCTTTGGTTTAGGTGCCTTTGGTGCTGGTATTGACCCTGTTAGTGCAGCAGGTGTAGGAGCCTTAACTTCTGCTTTTGCAAGGTCTGACTTAAAAAATAAACTTATGGTCTTAACTGATATTGAAAGAAGTAATATCAAAGTAGGACAAAAAATTAGTAGTTCTATAAACAAGTTTTTTAAAGGTAGAAAGTTTGACAAACTACCTGCTCTATCAGCTACCCTTTTGACTGGTAATCCACTAGCTAGAAAAACAGACGGTGATTTAGTTGTTGGTAGACCAAAAAATGAAAGAGAAGCCATAAAAAACATGGCAGACAATATAGATAGAATAAAAGACAATCCACTTCTTATGAATAAATTATTAATGGATGCTAATTTACAGTCTAGTGCTCCTCAAACATATCAACAACTTAGACAGGTTGCTGGAAGGGCTTTTTTATTTTTAGACTCTAAACTCCCTAGAAAAACACAAATGGTTAATCCTTTTATTAAAAAATCATATCCTACGTCTGATCAAGAGATTTATAAGTTTAAAAAATACGTGCAAGCTGTACAAAACCCGATGTCTGTTTTAAAGGACTTAAATGGTGGAGTTTTAAGTAGAGAGGGTATTGAAGCTGTAAGGTATGTTTACCCAACCTTATATTCTGAAATGCAGTCTAAAGTCTATGAAGGTCTAGAAAAGGCTGGAGGTCAGACTACTTATAAACAAAGACTACAATTAGGCATACTTATGGATCTACCAACAGACTTATCATTAGAGCCACAGTCTATAGCAGGGCTACAATCATTCTATAGAGAGGCTCAAGTATCTCAAGGCGGAGGCACTATAACTGCTGCCGCAGCGAAGCAAATGGACCTAGCAGAATCCCAAGCTACTGAACTAGAAAAAGTGAGTAATCGTAAAGATTTAGGTAGATCATAATATAATATAAATACAAGGGTAGAAACTAGAGACTACAATCTCGTACTCATAAGGAGTTTTAGATGGGAAGAAAAAATCTTATTTTAACCCATAATATGCTAAATGCTATTGACCTAGACACAAGTGCAAATAGTTCAGCTACATTTACAACTACAATAGATCAATTATCAATAAACATTGTTTGGTCAGGTTCTACAGGAACTAACACAGGTGCCATAGTGGTACAAGGTACCAATAAAGATCCAGAAGCTGCGGATTTTGTAGCAGCAGATTACTTTGATTTAGAACTTTCAGGTGGGGCTATAAATCTTACAGGAGCCTCAGGTGAACATATAGTTATCTTTGATAAGACACCATTTAGAGCCATAAGGCTTGTTTATACTAACTCTACACATGCAGCAGGTACGGTTAGTGCCATAATGTCTGCTAAGACCCTAGGAGCCTAAGATGTCACAATTCGTATTTCCTCCTCTTACGGCTAACCTTAACTCTGAAGCTAGTAATGGTGGTTCTCTACCAAGCTCGGTCTTAGTTGTAGCAGGTTATGATGGTGCTAATGTTAGAGCCATAAAGACAGATTCAACAGGTGAAATAGCCGTAGATGTTTCAAGTATTGGTACAGTTACGGTAACTGGTACAGTCGCAGTATCCGCTATAGCAGGAGCACTTCCGGCAGGTACCAATAATATTGGTGATGTGGATATAGCATCTGCCCTGCCAGCAGGTACTAATAATATCGGGGATGTAGACATTGCCTCTGCCCTTCCTGCTGGTACAAATTCAATTGGTACAGTTATACTAGGAGCTGGTACAGCTGCAATAGGTAAATTAGTAGCAAATGATGGCGTTGACATTGGAGACGTTGATGTAACTAGTATTGTTCCTGGTACAGGAGCTACCAACCTAGGTAAAGCCATCCAAAGTGCTCAAGGAACTACAGATACAGGTGTTCCTGCTCTTGTAGTTAGAAATGATACCTTAGCAGACTTATCTGGAGCCGATGGAGATTATGCTCCACTACAGGTAAATGCTTCAGGTGCTCTTTATACTGAAGTAAAAACTTCTGCTCTACCTTCAGGTGCAGCTACGGAAGCTAAACAAGATGTTATAGAAACTACTCTTAACTCAATAGAAGGGGATACAAGTTCACTAGCTGGAGCCGTAAGTGGTACAGAAGTACAAGTAGATGTTGTAGCTTCATTACCAGCAGGTACAAATAACATAGGTGATGTTGATATTGCTTCTGCACTTCCAGCAGGTACGAACTCTATTGGTACAGTCATACTTGGAGCAGGAACAGCCGCAATTGGTAAACTAAGTGCAAACTCTGGAGTTGATATTGGTGATGTAGATGTTACGTCCCTACCAGCGTTACCAGCAGGTTCAAACACGATTGGTAAAGTAGATGTAAACGCCATAGCTCCTGTAGACTTTTTAGACTCAGGACTAGTAGATACAAGTACAGCTAACATTGCATCAACTGGAACTACAGTGGTTTCAAGTCTTGCAGCAGCTTGTACAGAAATAGAAATACAAGAAGACATAGGTGAGTTTATGTCTCTTAGAGTTGGTGGAACTGTCAAAGCCTTTTTACCCCTAGGTGGTGGTAGAGTTAAGGTCAGTTTAGCAGCTACAGACGCAGTACAATTATTTAGCGAAACTGGAACGGCAATATCAAGTGGTAAGATTGCCATAAATTTTCTAGGTTAATAACCTACTAGTCAGGAGACTACGATGCCAGCAGCGATTTTTAACGGACAATTTGTAAAAGTCCTTAAAGATGAAATAAAGTCCAAGTCAGGTGGGCTTTTTGATAAAGTTTTTACAAGTGCTAAATCTACAGACTTTACAGCAGAAGTAGGATTTACATACTTAATTAATACTGGAACAGCCGTAACTGTTACTTTACCTGCTGCCTCTGCTAACGCAGCTATAGTATTTAAAGACTCTACAGGTGGGGCAGGTTCAAATACAATAACTATAAACAGAGCAGGAACAGCTACAATAGATGGAGCCACAAGTCAGACCATAGTATCTAACTTTGGTTCATTAAAACTAATATGTGATGGAACAAACTGGTTTATAACATAATTACAATAATATAACCCCTACTTTATTAGCTCCGGCTTTTAAACTTTATTTAGGGAGTGGAGAACAAAATGTCTTACATAGGAAAAAACCCAGAGGTTGATAGCGTCAAACTCAAAGGCTCTGCTACTCAAGCCTCTGGCACGGAAGAAGGTCAGCTTTATTATAACACTGGTACAGGCTCTATATCAAAAGGGTTGAAAGTTTTTAAAAACTCTCAATTTGTTGCTATTGATAAGCAGTTAGGTGATGCAGATACTTTTCACTTACTAAAAGCTGCTGATATTTCAACTGCTGAGTGGGATGCTGCTAGAAACTCTACCAGTACAAGTTTTCTAAATCAAAACGCTGTACCTTTTGAAACTACTACAGCCTCAGGAGTAGCAGGTACTTTTAGTAACTCCAGTACAGGTGATGCCCTTCTGACAGACGAAAGTGCTGACCTTGTATTTGCTTACAAAAGTTCAGGTACAAGTGATGATGCTCAAGAATATTTTGGTATTCCACTTACAGTTCCAAAAGCCTTCAGAGGTGGAAACGTAGTTTTAACTTTTGAATATAGAACAGGGTTTGGAACTGGAACAACTGCTACAGTAAATGGAGACTTTGAAGTAGCTGTTCTGGATAAGTCTAGTGGAAATGGTGGTCAAACAACTTCTACTAACAGTACAACAGACATAACAGCAGGTTCAGCTATAACGGTAGCATCTAAAACAGGTCTAGCTGTAGGACAACGAATAAGACTAGAAGCTGGTAGTCAATCATCAATTGGACATCCCGATGCTACAGTAGTAGAAGCTTTTATTACTTCTGTGTCAAGTACAGCTAATGAAATTACAATATCCGAAGACTGGGACACTCCTCATGCCTCAGGAGCAGTAGTTGTTTCCGGTTGGTTAACCGACATAGTCCCAGGACAACTTCTTGCTGCTGATAGTCAGACTAATAAACAAGGTAAAAAATATAGCATTCAATTTAAAACAGAAGAAGATACTTCTGATATAGTTTTATTCTTTCAAAATAAAAACACTTCTAGTACAATCAGTAGACATTTATTTGTAGATAACATATTACTTTCTGCGAATAAATTTTTACAAGCTAGTAGTAGGACTAAAAGTGCAGACTACAACGTAGCACAGATAACAAGTGCTATGAGTGACATTCAAGGAGGAGTAGCTTTTAACCTTAGTACAGCTAGTATCTCAGAAGGTAGTGGTTTTAGTGACATTATTCAAGTTTCAACTGGGGGAACTGGTACAGGTATTTATACAAAATTTGAAGCTTTGGTAGACTGTGTTGTAAATGCGTCTTGTACTTTAGTAGATAATGCTTCAAGTTCAGCAGCAGCCATAGTTAAAGGTGCTGTAGGAAATCAACCTTTAGTAATGGGGTCTGGACCTGTAGATAACTCACATAAACTAGGAGCATCGTGTGGTATTGTTTTAAAAAAGGGTGAAGAGTTTCACTTTGAAATGAGAACCTCTAATGAAGGATTAGACCCTGGAGACCCTGGGGCAATGTTTAGTGGAACCACTGCTTGTTATGCTCAAATTGTTGCAACTCCAGAAGTTGCAGACACAATAATTTTGGAAAGCCAGGACGAGATTTTTACCGATTATGTGGACTATACTCCAACTATCACAGGACATGGAACAGTAACGAACCTCACTGCTCAATATAGAAGAGTTGGGACAAACATAGAATTTTTTGGTTCTTATACTACAGGAACAGTCAGTACCGACCTTGTCTCAATAACCTTACCGCCTGGGCTTAATATTTCAACAAGTGTAGCAGCTATTTCGGCTGGTCCACAGCTTGGTCGTTTTACTAGTAACGAAACAATACTTAACTCTAGGTATTTATATTTTCAACCTGGGGAGACAGATAAAGTTTATATTACTGAACAATCAGCAGCTAGAGCACCCACTACTAGGCTGCAAGGTAGTCAAGCCTCTACTTCTACTACTATATGTGATTTTTGGGGTTCTATACCAATTCAAGGATATAACACAAATTTTAATCCATTGTTGTCTATGCCCTTGCAAGATTTTTCTAGTTTAGAAAACACTTTTAGTGCAAGACTTACTAACAATGGTTCTACCTCTACCATTACTAGTCAGTCCGGTAATTTTATTGCAAGCGTTTCTAGGACGGGTTCTAATGGTGGAATAAGTGTAACATTTACTCCTGGTTTTTTTAGTGAAATACCTTCAGTTGTAGTTACTTGTGATGGTGCCACTGGAAATAAGTTTGCATCTGTTTCTGCTATTAGTACTTCAGGTTGTACTATAAATGCCGACGAAGATGGAGGCTCAAACCCTAATCAAAACATGAACCTAACGGTTACACGCCAAGGCGGTGACTTTAGACAAGCTCCTCAAGCTACCGCTGCGGTTATAAAACCAGCCGTCTGTGAATTTAGTATGCAGCTTTCCTCTAACACCTCTGGAGGAGATTCTACAGCAGGAGCTTGGAATCAATTAAAACCTAACACATTTAAGGGAGAGACTTGGTTTGTATCTGGATTTAATGGAACTACAGGAGTAGGTGGAACTAATACGGATTTTGATTTAGACCCTGGAACTTATAGCCTTGAGTGTACTAGTCAGGCTTATTCGGCTGGAACTGCCATGCTTAAGTTAATTTCTGGAACAACTGTATTTGCCTATGGACAAACTCAGTTTACTAACAGCACCACAGGTGATGCAGCAAATACAAGTTTATTTACAACTTTTACAATAACGGCAAAGACTACGTTTACTATTAAAATGCACACCTCTGCTTCCCAAGCTCCTAATGGTCTAGGTCATGCTGCTGGGATATCAGGTGTACCTGAAACATACTTAGCTGGTTTTATTCATAAACTTAAATAGGAGATTATAATGAAAGATGAAGAATTAAAAGAGTCAAAGTTATTGCTTGAGGTAGAAATTAAAAATCTCCAAAAGTTTGTTGACCCTGCTAAAAAAATTATTGAAGAACTTGAACTCAAAGAGGAGTTAAGTGAAGAAGAGAAAAAGAAACTAGAGGATTCTAAGTCTGAAGTTCTATTACTTGAAAAAGAGATAAAAGAAAGAGAGGACAAAGTCAAGGACATAGATAAAGAACTAAAACATAGAGAAGAAATCAGGCTACAAATAGATAATGCTCTAAAAGACTTCGTAATAGATGAGGATGTAAAAGAATCTCACATACTTCATGAGTTAAAGTTTTGTGACCACATTGAAATTAAAGAAGAACTAGTAGTAGATGATGAAGTTCAGCTTGATGAAGAAGGTAAACCAATTGAGGTAGTAAAAAAAATAAAGCACATACCTTGGGAAAAAGATGCTATTCTTAAAGATTTAAAACTTAAGTTAGACCTTGATAAGGCTAACGATCTAGTTCGTCGGGTTAAAGATTATAAGCATAATAAAAAGAAGGGTGAGTTAGAGTCAAGATTAAAACCTCTAGTTGAAAATAATGTTTATTTTAATGCAGCGTTTGGTGAAGAGATTGAGATAATTAATGGAGAAAAACATGTTGTTGGAGAAGTCAGACGTATAGCCAAGTGGGACAAAAATGACCTTATAGACTTTGAAGCCAAAGTATTAAAACTTGAAGAGGCTAAGGTCAAGATAGATGAAAAAGAGAAAAAAGAAAAACCCATTAGAGAAAGAAAACTAGAGTATTCAAAAATAGACGGACTATTACTAGAAGCTCTAGTTGAAAAACTTGAAGAAGGTAGACCAGAAAAGATGGTCGAGTATTTAAAACTTAGAAAAGAAATAAAAGATAAACACCCATTGGAGGACTAAAATGCCAG